CAGCTGGCCACCCCGGTCACCAGCCCCGCGGCGGTGTCGTCCACGTATTTTTTGGTCGCGGCCTGCAGGTTCAGCGTCGGGGCGGCTGCCAGCAGCACGGTGCTGTGGAACTCGGCCGCACCGGTTACGTCCAGCGTGGTGCCGACCGTGATGGCCTGATCAGCCTGCAGATCGGCGCCATCGATCCACACCTTGCCTTTTGTGGCGCCGCCGCTGACAGCGGGAAACACCAGGTGGATGTCGCCCTGCGCCTCGCCGCTGCCGGCCGCCTGGCCGGGCTGCAGGATGACATCGCCGCTCGAGCCACTGGCCGCACTACCGGTGTAAACCCAGGTTTCACCGGTATCGCCGGATGATGTCGACTCACCCGTGCCGAGGCCGGCGTGGCCGCTGGTGCCCGTGGTGTCGTCGCTATACAGCCAAACGCCATTTGCGCCGCTGGCGTGAACGTCCAGCTCGGTGCCGCCGACACCCACATCGATTGTGCCGATGCTGTCAAACAGGATGGCGCCCGACATGGTGCCGCCGGCCAGCGGCAGGAACGCGCCACCAGCACCGACGCTGTCGACGTATTGTTTCGTGGCGGCCTGCAGGTTCAGGATCGGATCGGCGTCGAGCAGCACGGTGCTGGTGAACTCGGCCGCGCCTTGGACAATGAACTTGCCTGGCGTGGCGCCATTGCTGACTGCGCCAAAGTCAACCGTGACGTTGCCCTGCGCCTGGCCGCTGCCATCGGCCGGGCCGGTGCCGATGGTGAGATCACCGCTCGAGGCGGTGGCCACACCGCCACCCGTGGTGATGGTGATGGTGCCGCCCACGGTGGGGCCGGCGTCGTGCTTTACCCCACCGGTATAGATGGTGATGGGCGACGAATTATCGAACGTGTCGCCAGTATATACGTTTACCCCGTAGGCTGGATTGCCGCCGTCATAGACCAGGTCGAGCGAGGCATCGTCGCAGCCGTCATAGAGTTTCCATGCGGTGCCGTCTTTCCAGAACCGCATGCAGTGGTCTGCATCAAAGAAGATGTTATTGGCGAATAGTTCGATATTGTCGGTTTCGGCATAGACCGACAGCGGGCCGTCGATTTCAACGCCGGCATCAAACAGCGAGTATGTCGTGCTGTGCAGCAGCAGGTGGTTGTCGTCCCGCTGGATGGCGAAGTCGCTGTCGCCGAAATTGATCACCGTTGAATCGCCGCCGGCCGCCATGTCCATGGTGCCGCCGGCCAGCGGCAGCCACGGGCCACCCTCCAGGACAGCGTCGCTGCCGTCCTTGCCGGCCGGGCCTGGCACGCCTTGCGGGCCGCGCCAGTTCTGGCCCAACGGGTCGCAGGGGACCGGTGGATCCTGCGACAGCCGGCCGCGGAACAGCAGTTCGTCGCGGCTGGTTTCTCTGGTTGTGGTGCCGGAAAACGTCGGCATCAGAAGTATTCCGCCCGCACCGGGTCGCCGGCACTGGGCAGCGCCACCAGCCGGCGCAGCCGCTGGCGCGCCATCAGCGCCATGTTGGGATCCACCTGTTTCTCGAATGTCGGCGCCAGGGCGACGGCGGCGAGGGTCACATACGGCTCCTCGGCACCCGGCGGGATGTCCTGGGTGGTCCATTCGGCCAGACCGGTGCTGGCCAGCTCGTTGTGCAGATCCATCACCGCCTGGGTGGCGAGATCGCCGGCCGCGGTCACCAGGGCGTAACGCCTGACGCGAGCCTCAAACGCCGTGATCACCTCGGGCCCGGCCACCTTGCCGAAGCTGGACGCCAGCTGGGCGGCGGTGAGCTTGATATAATCCTCGGCCACCGCCCTGGGGATCGCGGTGGAAGCCCACGTCACCAGGCCGGATCCGCTCAGTGCGCCGTGCACCGACAGGGCCTTGCTGCTGGCCAGCTGCTGGTCGGCGGTGGCGGGTGTTTCGTCGGCGCCAACCACGCCCAGCTCCTGCAGGGCGGCGGTGGCCACCTCGCTATAGCCGATCGTGGCCTCGGGGGCCGGGCGGTCGGCCGCGGTCACCACGGCCACGCCCAGCCGCTGCAGCGCCCGGGCGCCCAGTTCTATGACGGTGGTCATTGATTACCCCCAGAGGAGCGGCAGCCGGCTACCCGGCTGCCTTCCCACGTCAGGCTGCCTTGTCGGATTGCTCGGCCCGCTCGCGCGCCTGCCGCACCGCCGGGGCCACCTCTTTGGGCTCGGGCGCTGGCCCAGGCACAAAGTTGGGCTTGGTGCGCAGCAGGCTGTTGTCGGGTGAGCGGGGATCGTGCCCCATCCGCACCAGGTCGCGGTCGCGGATCTGGGTGTTTTCCTCGATCGTGTCGGCCGCACCGCCCCGGGCCCCCAGGGCAGCGTCGCTGTCATAGTCCAGGATCACCTGGGCGCCGTAGGAACCTTCCCTGCGGGCCTCTGCCCGCTGCTCCTCCAGCTCCGGGTTGGGCGGCCTGGCGGCCCGGCGGGCCTGCTCCCGGGCCTCCTGCACGCTCTTGCGGTCCTGGTCACGTTGCGCAGCACTCGGGGCGTTTTCCTTCGCCTGGGCCTCGTGCTGGCGTTGCTGGCCCTCGTGCTGGTGTTCGTTCTTGTCGGTTGCCATAGGTAGTTCTCCTTATGCGTCGGGCTCGGCCGCGCTCCAGACGGTCACCACCCCATGATCCACGGGGGTGCTGGTGTCGGTGCTGGCGTGCGTGCCGAAACGCAACTTGGCGACGCCCCTGATTTCCTGGATGCCGACCCCGTGAAAGAAACCGTAATCCCGCTCATTGGTGATCACGGTGGTGCGCTGCGCGTAGGCCAGACCGAGGGCCTGGGCGCCGCACAGATAGGACGCGCCAACGTCCACTGCCGCACCCGCGCCCACGTCGGCGATCACCGGCAGCTCGGGGATCTCGCGAACGATCAGCCCGTCCCACAGGATATCGCCCGAGGTGAACAGCGGATTGTTGCGCCCACGATCCCAGGCATACTGCATGGCATTGATGATCGTGGTGTCGGTCATCAGGTCGCGGAACACCAGCGACGGCACGAAAACCACATACCACTCCTCATCGCCGTTGACTTTGATCGGGCGGATTTTCGGCGAGGCGGTGCGGGCAATGCGCTTGGCCAGGGTGAGCTGGGCGGCCGTCATCTTGTCGGCGGTGTTGTCGATGGTCGCCAATGCTGTTGCATAGACGCCTGACACCGCGTTGCTCTTGGTGGCGCCGAACAGCACGCGGTCGGCGTTGTTCACCAGCCAGGTGTTGCGCTGGCCGGCGCTGGCGCTGCCGTAGGCGATCTGCACGTCACCATCGGCGGTGATCGCACCCAAGCTGCTCATAATGTCGCTGCGCAGCTTGTTCATCGCCCAGTTTTTCAGAACCGCGCGGCCGGCCTGCAACAGGTCGATGACGCTTTTCTGCTTGTCCCAGTCAGAGACGGCCACCGCGTGCCGCAGCACGCTGACCGAGACTTTCAGGCTGCGGGCGTTGATGACTTCTTCGTTGCCCTCCAGCACGGTATTGCCGGTCACGCCTGCGCCCGAGAGGTTGCGCACCGCCGGGAACACCACGCTGTCGCCAGGCTTGCGGGTGAGATCGGTCTGCAGCTGGATCAGGTCATCCATGCCGTCGCCGATATACGGGGCGAATTGATTGTCCCGGATATATTCGACCCAGAAATCAGATTGCCATTGGGTCGGTGTCAGCCCAGTGCGTGCACTGGTGACATTCATGTCAGCCATGTTTTGGGGTTCCCTGTAGTTGGGTTGTTACGTTTCAGGAACGCCCATAACCCTGGCGGCGGGTTGCGCGGTTTAGCGGCGCTGCGCGGCCGATGCGCCCGATTGACCCCGGCGGCGGGTGGTGCAGCTCTGATTTTCTCTGCGCGTCACCGCAGTTGACGATTGCGGCTCGATCGCCCGTTGCCCCCGGCGGCGGGGTGTCTCGTGTTTAGCGCCCGTTGGCGCGGCCCGCCATGCGTGAAGCACGGATGGCGGCAATGGCATCAGCATCGCTCGGCGGCCCCGACCAGGCGGGTGCGCTGCGCCCGGCGACGCTGCGCGCCCCGGCCAGCGATTGCGGCATGGGCGGCGGTGGCGTGTTGGCCGGCCCGGTGGGCGTCTGGGCGGCCCGTTCCGCCTCCCACTTGGCCCGCAGCTTGGCCTCATAGGCCGAGGGGTCGCTGCCAACCTCCTGCAGCATCTTCTGCCGCTGCACCTCAGAGTGTGCCCAGGCCCACGGGTCGCGCTGCTGCCTGACGCGGTCCCACAGCGTGCGGTCCTGACTGGCCAGGGTCTGGAACTCGCGCAGGGTCTGGTCGACCGCCTCATCGCCCAGCCTCTGGCGGATCATCATTTCCGACACGTGGAACATATGATTCTGCAGCTGCTCCTGGATAGCACGCTGCGGATCCACCGCGGGGTCGGTGAACTGGAACGGCGGCGGCTCCGGCTGCTGCGGCTGCTGGCGGGCCTGCTCGAGGGCCTCCAGGCGTTTGCGCAGCTCGGCGGCCTCGCCCTCCAGCCTGGCGGCTTTCTCTTTCCAGTCGCGTCGCTTCTGCCGCTCATCCACCAGGGCGTGACGCGGCACGGAAGGCTCGCCGGGCTGGGCCTCGGGCGGGTCGGCGTCGTCATCGTCGGTTGGGGCAGGCGTCGCAGCCGGGACCATCCCAGGTGCGGCACCTGCCCCGCTGTCACCGGATACGGCAGGCGCTGGCGTTTCCGGCGCAGGCTGTGGTTCATCGGCGGCCAGCTGCTCGCGCAGCATGGTTTCCAGTTTGTCGGCAGGCATGGGGTTCCTTTCGCCTATGCCCCTGGCACCTGGACCCTGTCATAGACCGAGGCCCCGCCATCGATCGCCTGGATGGCCTTGCCCAGGCGCATGCTGGCATCCTCCAGGTGACGAAAGGCCAGTTTCACGTTGGCCACCGCCTCGCCGTTGGCGTCGCCATTCTCGGCCAGCACCCGCACCTTGTCGGCCAGGGGTTTCAGCTCGCGGCGCAGATCCTCGCACTCGTTGGCTCTCACTTGGTGCTCCTCGGGGTTGGCTTAGGCCGCAGGGCGGCCTTGGTCTGGGCGCGTTTCAGCTCCACGTCGGCCTGGGCCAGCGCCGTCTTGTTGCGCACGTCGGCCACCTTGGCCGCACTGTCCACCGCCCTGGTGTGCAGATCGGCCTGCTTGGCCTGCAGATCGGCCAGCTGATGCGCCGCGTCCACCTCGGGCATGCCGCCGGCCGTGCCAGGCGCCGAGGGGGCATCGGGGGCCACCCAGGGTTGCCCGTGGGGCGGGGCTGAAAAATCGGCATGTATGGAGTGCATACCTTGGATGGTGTTCACCCCACGCTCCTTGGCCAGGGCGAAGTCGGCCGCGGCCTTGGCCTCCTTGGTCGCCACCTCGGCCACCGCGTGGCGCTGCATCAGCGGCTCCATCTGTTGCTGCTTCTGCGCCTGCGCCTGCTGGTGCTCTTTCATGCGCTGCAGCAGCTGCTCTTTATCCCGCAGGCTCGAGGCGGCGATCAGCACGTCACCGGGGATGAGCCCGGGCTGCATGCCGGCCAACTGAACCAAGGTTTGGAAATTCTCCTGCGCCATCGCCGGCACGTCGATGCCCTCGGCGATGGTGATATCCACGTCCAGGTCGGTTACGTCGTTTTCAATGTCGATGATCTGCTGCAGGCGGGGATCGTCGGGCGCCAGCTGCATCTGCTGCATCATCATGGCGCGTTGCTGGGGGTCCATATCCGCCAGCTTGTCGGCCACCGTCACCGGGCGATTGAGCCCCACCCAGCGCAGTTCCCCCAGGGCATCGGTCACCCGCAGCCAACGCTCGCCGGTCCAATACTGCCTGACCGCCATCCAGGCGGTTTCATAGACGCGCCGGCTCCACCAGCGCAGCGCATCGGCCAGGGGTTCGTTCTGCACCGCGCCGCCGGCCTGCTGGGCCAGCACGGCGCGGCCTGATAGTTCCCTGGGATCGGTGCCGCTCATCGCCGCGTTGGGGCCCGACAGCTGCATCTCGGCGGTGGCGTGCTGCAGCAGCTGGAACTGTCCGGTTGCCATCTCGCCGCCGGGGATGATCTCAAACCGCATGCCGGGCGACACCTCGATCACCCCGTCAGGCCGCGCCAGCGTGGCGCGCGTTTCGTCAATATCCTTGACCGCGCCTTTCTCGGTGATCGCCTGGTGCACCGATAGCAGGTGCAGGGCCTTGCTGCGGCGCTTGTTGATCTCATCCTGCAGGCTGATCAGGTTCCTGACCATGCCATACCGGCGGTTCTCCCGGTCGATGTAGGCCGACTGCAGGATGATGCCGCAGGTGCTTTCCCCGTGGCGATCCTTCCATGGCGACGCAACCGGATCATCCAGCATGCCGCCCTTGGTGTAGGTTGCCTGCCACCACTGGCCCTGCGACACCCAGTGGATCTGCACCACGCGCACGCGGGTTCGTCTGTTGTCTGACCAGATCGCGTTCTCTGGTTTGTCGGCGTAATTGTTGAACGCCAGCGCGCCGTTGGTGGCGAAGGCCTGCTCGATCACGTCGGCGGCGTGGGGATACAGCTCGAGGGCCTGTTCCCGGTCCATCCAGATGACGATGCCCTTATAGCGGGCGTCGCTAAAGTCCGCCTTTCGCGAATGTGGATCGTAAAACAAACGATCCCACGACACATGGGTGATGCGGATGTCCGCGCCGCCCTTGCCGTCAGGCACCAGAGTCAACTCGGCGCCGCCGTAGCCCTCGACCAGCATTTCCTCGAAAACGTTGCTGCGCACGATCGGGTAATCGTTGTTGTCGGCCAGGTAGCGCAGCGCCTGGGTGGCGGCGTCGGCGCGGTCCTCCTCGGTCGGTGTGCGCGGGAAGGCCTTGGGATCGGTGCGCGCCTTGCGCTCGAGCCCGCACAGCATCGCCACCTTGTCGTGGATCTTGTTGATGGTGATTTCCGGCTGGCCGCGCTTGGCCAGCGCGTCTTTCTCGGTCTTGGTCCACTGGTAGCCGTCGTAATAGAGGCGCGACCGGTCGGCGTCCTCCCGCTCCTCACGTGACGCGAACTCGCTATCTTCAAACCACTGCACCAGGTTCTTGTGCAGATCCTCGAGGCTGCCCGGATACTGATCGAGCGTCATCACGTGCTCATCGGGCACCTCGGGCATCACAGGATGCGCCAGCGAGATCGAGGCGGACACTCAGAAACTCCTGAACAGCAGCGCGATCAGCAGAATGACCAGCACCAGCGCCACCAGGCCGCCGGCACCATAAGCGCCTGGGTTGTAGTAACCGGTGCGGTAGCCCCAGCCGCCGCCCAGCGCGAGCACGACAAGCACCACGATCAGCAAGATGGCAATGGGGCTCATGGTTTTCTCCGCTGCCGCCGTCGTTTCAGGTCATAGGTTGCGATCGGCTGCTTAGGCGGGCGCAACGGTGGCGGTGGTGTCAGCGGCAGTGCCACCGCCAGCCGGTCGGCGGCCTCGGCGATATCACCGCCACAAAAGGCCAGTAGATCGGCGAGGGTTTCACCGCGCGTGGTGCGACCATAGGATGCGCAGAACGCCCGCCACTCGGCCGGCATGGCATCAAACGCCGCCATGCTGGCGATGGCCTTTTCCACCGTCTTGGGATCGGCCTCGGCCACGACAGGCGGCAAGGCCCTGCGGCGCACCCTCATGCACCGCTCACGCCACCCGCCACACAGCGGCATCCTCGCGCTGACTCTGGTTTTTCCATGCGCGCTCCCAGCTGTCGGGCGCACGCTCCGGCCGGATCTCGCGCACGTAAGGCCGGCTCATGCAGGCATACCGGCAGCTGTCGGGCGCGTGGTCCTCCAGGTCGGTGTCGACATCCTCGGGCCGCGCTTCATCGTGCTGCAGCGCCGGCAGCGTCCTGATCAGGTCGCGGCACGTGCTGAACAGCAGCAGCATCGGCTTGCCGTCTGCATCGCCCACCAGGCGCGAGCGCAGCTGATCCCAGCCACCCATCGCACCACGCTGGGGAACCCGCTTGTTGTCGGCCGGGCGAAACAGCACGTCCTGCTCGACCATGCGGTGGGCGATCGAGGGCCCGCCATCCTCGGCGAACATCGCCGGATCGGCGACGCCCAGCATGGGCTGCGGGTCATCCTGTTCGCGTTCGCGGATCCCCTTGGCCACCATCTCGGCGGTGAGTTTCAGCCCCACATTGGGCTCGCCCGGCTTCATCCCGTAATATTCGCGATAACAGACCAGCGCGCCGCGGGCGATCTCGGGGATAGTTCCATCTGAAACCGCCCACCAATGGCAGCAGAACGGCTTGGCAGATCCCCAGTCGAATGACCGGAACCGCGCCCAGTGCTCCGGCAGAGATCGAGGCGCGATCACGTGTTTTTCCATGCTGAACTCGGGAAAGAACGCCCCCGATATCACGCTCCAGTCACCTTCCAGCCAGGCACGCACCAGCTCGGGCGAGCCCGAGGCTTTCAGCCGCTGGATGTAATCGGCGCCGAGAAAACGGTTATCCGCCACGCGTGACGGTATGTATATACGCTCCAGCTGGGTGTTGGGATCGGTGATCACCTGCCAGCCCAGCGGTGCCGGATCGATGTAGCGCGCGCGCACCCATTGGTGGCCTGCACCGCCCGGGTTGCCGGTCATGCGTATGCCAACCGGCACGCCGGCACCTGACCGGAGTGTCGCCATCAGTTTCATGATGGGAACGGGACTGGGAAAGTTGCCGATCTCCTCGATATACACCCGGGTATAGTTGTGCCCCTGGTATTGCTCGGCGTCGGGATCACGCTCGAGGTAGGCGAAAGTGATCCTGGCCCCATTGGGCATGACGATACGCAAAGGGCTGTAAGTCGCGGTCGCGCCGATCTTTGTATATACAGCCCTTGCCTGTTCAAACAGGTCCAGCAGCTCGATCCGGGTGCGCCGGATCATCAGCCCCACGGCGTGCTCGCCATACTCGGCCGAGTGCAGCGCCCAGTCGCCGATCACGCCCCAGCTTTTGCCGCCGCCTCGAGCCCCGCCAAAGAACACCTCGAATATCGGGCAGGTAACGAACAGCTCCTGAGGCCCGAATTGCGCTTCCCAGGCAGTCTGCAGGCCATCATTCAGATGTAGCGCCAGCCTCAATCACCCTTGGGATACGCTCGAGCCACTCCTGGGTGCTTTTCACCGGCAGTGGTCCCCGGATGACGAATTGCACCGGGTTGTCGGCGTCGCCGGCAATCATCTGTTTTGGCCGGCCCCAGCCGCGGTTCAGCAGCGCCTCGGCGCAGAACGCGTAATGCTTGGGATCCTCGAGCCCCTTCACCAGGGCGGCAATCGCCTCGGCGGTGTGCGCCCGCGCCAGGGCCTCCACGCCCTTGGCCCGGCCGCCAGGATTGCCAGACTGGCCCTTTTTCCACAGATGGGGACGGGTGTTTTCGGCCACATTAGGGTTGTTCACGCTGCGTCAACGCCTCCAGAGCCACCAGTGTCTCGCGCAGGCCGCCGAACAGCAGCACAGCCACCAGGGCCGTCTGATCCTCCACCTCCATCACCACCGCCTCGCGCCCCTCCAGCGGGCCTGCGGCGAGCCGGCAGGCCATGCCAGGCCGCCAGCCGCCATCCGGCCTGGGCGGCCTCAGGCGGGCCTCCTCGGTGTCGCGCAGCCGCTGGATCTCGGCCTCGCTGGCGTAGTGCACCTGCAGGCCGGAGCGCAGCAGGCCGGCCACACCCGGGGTGGCGCGCACTGGGGACCATGATTCGTGGGTGTGATCGAACGGCAGGAATAGATACCGGCGGAACAGCGGCCGGATGACGGGGTGCAGCAGGCTGGGGATCGCGCGGTCCCGCACCCATACCGTGCAGGTGGGAAGGTAGGGCTGGTAACCCTGACGCTGCAGGTTGTCGGTTGCCCATCTCTCGGCCTGCGGGTGAGTGTAGACGCACGCGTAACGCACGCTGCGGCACCCGCCTTGGTTGTCGGGTTTTCCGCCCTCTACACGCCGAAAGAGCCCAGCGTCAACGTTCATCCCGCGTGGAACATATCCAGCTGTGCCGGATTCGGTGGCGGATCGCGGGTTTTTTGCCAGCCCGAGGCGGCCAACATCTTGCTGATGGCCGAGGCGTTAAGCCCGGCGCCGCGTAATTCTTTGCGCAGTTCCCCGACTGGCACGCCCTGCGCCAGCAGGTTTTTCAGCATGGCGCGCAAGGTGCGCTTGATCACCTGCGCCTCCTGCGCCGCCCTGGTGCATCGCTCTGCCGCCTGCGCGCGCTGCAGCAGCAACGCCTGCAAAGGCGTCACGCCAGGTTGCCTGAGTCAGCACTCGCGTAGCCGTAACTGCGGGCCCGCAGGGCGGCCACCTCGGATCGCTGCGCGCCCAGCAGGATGCGCAGCTGGCCGATATCGCCCTCCAGCTTGGCCAGGCGCCACAGCAGCTGGTCCATGCGGTGCTCGAGCGACAACGGCGCTGGTTGGTCTGGTTGCATGGGGTGGCTCCCTGCGCCGATCCTGGCGCAGCGTCACCGGGGTGTCACGCACCAGTTTTCGGTGAGCCCCCACGCCTTGCCGGCGGCGATGGTGTTGCGCAGCTGTGTGTTCAGCCACTGGTAGCTGTCCCCCAGGCCGGCCGCCGGCAGCTGCAGATCCATCGCACTGGCGAGCGATGCCAGCTGATAGCCGATATAAGTCGGATCGAGCTGGCCGGATGCCGGGACATAGAGCGTGTCGGGTGTACTCGGTGGCAGCCAGTTCGCGGGCTTTGTCAGGTTGTTTGACGCCTGCGCCATAGACCAGGTGGTCAGTTTTGGCCCAATAACCGGGGCACCCACCGAGTGTACCCGCGGCTGCGGGCGGGTGACCTGCCAGTCCTGGCCGTTGGCGGTCACCGACACCAGCGTCATCACCTCGCTGTCGACGCGCACCGCCATGCCGGGGGCGAAAACATCGGCGTATTGCAGATCGATGGTGGTGGCGTTGATGTCCAGGGCGGTGGCCAGCACCGAGGCCGGCAGCAGCCGGTAATGGTAGGGCGCCGGATGCGCGCGCATG